GCTGGTGATTGTGGTGCTGCCACGGCTGGTGATAGTGGTGCTGCCACGGCTGGTGATAGTGGTGCTGCCACGGCTGGTGATTATGGTGCTGCCACGGCAAGAGGAAAGGCTTCAACCGGATCAAATGGTTTGTCAGTGGCAAGAGGTAACAATGTTCAGGTAAAAGGCGGAATAGGTGCAATTTTGGTCATAGCTGAGGAAAAGGAAGATACGCATGATATTGTCGATTGGAAGGCTGTATTAGTCGATGGTGAAGTTGTCAAGGCTGATACATGGTATAGACTGGAAAACGGTGAGTTAGTGGAAGTTGATTAACAGTTAACTGATAATACAATTAGAATTTAATTGCCAATAATTACCATTTACCAGACATCAGGGAAATGGTTAAAAACCGAATAAATATGAACCAAATGAATCTAGAATTAAGTAAGATGCAGCTTATTCATTTAGGCAATATCTGCAAAAAAGGATGGAGTGGATATAGTGAGCCTTCCGACGATTTAGAAGAAATGGTAAAAAACGGTTTGTTGACGAAATCGGCTGGACCATTTGGTGATGTTGTTTATCGTCCAACTGATGCTGGGCGTAGTTATATTAATGACTTCAATAAGATATAGAAATGAGTGAAACAAAAATAATATTAGATGCCTGCTGTGGCAGTAGAATGTTTTGGTTTGACAAACATAATCCTCTTGCCTTATTCGTTGATAAGAGATCAGAGATAGTAACAGCCAAGGATAGAGATAAGATCAGAACCATAGAGATAAAACCGGATATAATAGCAGATTTCACCCACTTGCCGTTTGAGGACAATTCTTTCTACATGGTGGTATTTGACCCACCTCATCTAAAAACACTTGGTGAAACCTCATGGATGGCTAAAAAGTACGGAAAACTGCCGAAAGACTGGCAGTCACTAATACACGATGGATTTACTGAGTGTATGCGCGTCTTGAAGCCTAACGGCACGCTTATATTCAAATGGAACGAGAGTGAGATAAAAGCTGCGGAAGTTTTGTCTGTTATCCCGTTCAAACCTCTTTTCGGACATACTACTGGAAGACAGAGCAAGACAATATGGATGTGCTTTATGAAATTGCCAATTAACGAATAACTGAATAGAAATGAGTGAAAATAAAAAAACATGCCCCGAATTTCCATATTGGGGTGCAAGCTATCCAGATGCGTGCTGTGTCAATGGCAAATTGCAAGATTTAGACTACTGTGACGAGAATGGTAATCTTTACTATAAGGGAGAGGATGTTCCTTGTCCGTTTTGTAGAACAGAAGAATTTATTGAGTATGACCCGTTTAGTTGGGTAGATCATTTTTGTGAGGAGATGGAAGAAAATAGCGATGTCATTACCGATTCTATGGAGCAGTGTGCTAAACAAAAGGCAAGGCAAGCTTATTTGGATTGGATTGAGAAAGTTAGAGAAGTATATGGCTAATAACCAATAAAAAAATGAGTAAATCAGAAGAATATATTGAAAGTGAGAGTTTTGTGGTAGTCAATCCCAACTTCCCGGTTATCGCAAAAGAAAATGCTTTTAAAGCCGTTGCAATGGCACAGGAAGAAATGAAACGGAAAGCCATTGAAACTCTGTCCTCTGTTTTGGAGAATTGGATACATGGCGGTGATGCAGACTGTATCATTGCCGAGTTTGAGGAAAAATTAAAATAAGATACAATGAAGACATTGGAAGAAGCAGCAAAGCAAGAGCTTATATCAAGCTATGCAATAGTAATTGAAGGTGAATTAGTCTATCAAAGGCAAGCAATGCTGAATATGTTTAAGAAGGGTGCAGACTGGCAGTCCAAGCAATCTCCGTGGATAAGTGTTAAGGAGCGGTTGCCGGAGGAAAACAAAGAATATTTAGTCGTTCTTGACAATAGAGTGATATACGTAGCTCAATATAATAAGAATAATAAATCTTGGCTCATATATGGAACTGGATATACTTATAATGTTGTCGCTTATATGCCCATCCCGTCTTTCGATGAAATATTAGAAGCGAACAGGGATGTACTGGAACGGATTAAAGAGAAAGGAGATTAGCTATGGGTTACAGATGTCCCGGATGTGGAAAGGATTTCGGCTTTGATAAAGAGGCATTCAATAATCACTTGAATTTTGAATGTGGTGAAGGTGCAGCGTATGCTTATGTTTCTTTATCTCGCATAGAAGCAAGGTGCGGAAATGTTGAGCAATCAGATAAGTGCACGAAATCAAAAATCCGTAAACCAAAGTCTTATTCCTGCATAAGTCCAAAACACCATTGGGTAAAACAAAACGCTGTGAGTGATAAAGAAGGCTATGACATTGTAGTTTGTTCTTTATGTGGAATTAAGGCTAAAAGGATTTTAGACAACTTCAAATTTGACATGAGGCAATCAATGAGAAAAATAGAAAATTGCAATGAATGAAAGAAAAGGAGATTGAGATATGAAATTAAGACAAGCAAAAAAGATAATGAAGAATATCCGTAGAAATGCACGCATGGAGTATTTATACGGATTAGGACGCTCGATGAAGGCAAATGCTATTTGCGTTAGACACTATGGCAGAGTGGACAAATTTACAAAGCTAATCAATCAAATAGGAGATAAAGACCCTCTATTAGCAATTAAATTAATTAGACAATATGGAAATAAATAGCGGAATAATAATAGATGGTGTGTTGCATGAAATGAGCAAAACGTTCAATGAAAATTTCGTTTGCAGTGAATGTTCATTATGTAAAGAATGCAAAGAGTGTAAGATGGAGCATGAATCATACCTGTGTAATGTGATGGGATGTTTCTGTTTTGTCAGTCGTGGCAAAGTAACGGATATTAAAACAGAGGAGGAAAAGAAATGAAACAGGCATTATCAATCGAGCAGATGAAGCACTTGAAGGAGCTTGGGCTGGATACAAGCGATGCAAGCATGGTATTAATAGCTACGGATGATGATGGTTGCGAATTGTTATGGGAAGATGCTGAAAAAGCAATTAAGCACCATTGGTACAATGTCCATTTTAATCTATATTACGTTGACACTAGTAGTTACGATCATTCCTTAAAAGAAGAGTGTGGAGTTTTTACCTTGCAAGATATTCTCGGCAAGTTACCGCGACACATAAATGACTTTGGTACAAAAAATAAGCTGCACATTGAACCTACTTTTGCTGGACCTTGGTATATAAGTTATCAAATAGGCATATGTGAACCATTTGTTTTTAAATTGTCAGGAAATCTATTGGATGCAGCCTATGATATGCTGTGCTGGTGTATTGAAAAAGGATATGTTAAAGTTGTAATGGAGGAAAAGTAAATGGATATAGTACCTATTGTAACAAAAGATGATCTTTCTAAAGAACAGATAGAGTATCTACAAAAACAACAAACAGAATATAAATTGATTAAAAAAGTTAAGAGGAATCCAGGGCATATATTATTCTCTTTTAACGTTAAGACAGGGGAGATAAAGAGAGCTTCTATTATACATAATGTTTCTATAGGACTGAATGGGCTTCCTATAACTAGGGCTGAAACGGTCATAGAACCTAATTGCTATTATGAACAAGCCTTGAATGAAAAGAATTTTAGAAAGAAATTGAAGAAATCAGGATTATTAAAAAACGAATAATTATGGGATTTACAACACCGTGTTTTATAAGAAAGAGTACATATAAACTTATGTACAGATTAAACGAGTTAGGATATAGATTATTCGGATGTGAACTTAACGAGGACTTGTGTATTTTCACCGAACCTGAATATAGGCTATATAGTGTTGAGTTTTTCAGTAATATTCCACATCCCGACGAAACCGATAGCATTGATTGCGGAACTAATGAGGATCTTTTCCTGGCTTTAGCTGCATTGAGGGATGATACAGATAAGTTTCAGTGGTTTATTTCACCCGAAGGAATTTGGGCTTATAATAAAAACAATGACAGTATATCAGTATCTCCTAAATGGCGCAAGGCCACCGTATACGAACTGATTGAACATTTTAAAACAAAGGAGGAATGATGAAAGCAAAGTATTTTAAAAAGATAAGAAGCCAAGTTAAGTGGTATAAGGTATCATACAGAGATGATTTGTTTTCTGATTTTATAGATGAAAAAGAGGTATTGGCTAAATCTCCTGAAAATGCTTGTATCAGATACCATAAACGTACTGGATGTTTTGTTAACAAATATAATCCTAACCATATCACACAACATAGCGAATGTTTTTCAAGGTTCAAAGTATGTATAGGTAAGAAAGTAATGTATTTCGATTAAATATGAGAGCAAGAATAAAAAGAAAAATACAAAAAAGACCATTTTTATATAATGTAGGACAAGTTTTTAAGGCTTGTGATTGGCTTACTGAAATTCAGCGTGGAAATATAGTTTGGCATCGGTATCATTCATTCGGTACTATTATTAAATCAGAATGTTAAATATGAAAGCAAGAGTAAAATCAACTGGAGAAATTGTAGAGATTAAGGATTTATATGATGATGGTACTGCATTGGTGGGAAACATGTATCTCAAGCTGGCAGAACTTAATTTCTTTAGTGAAAACATTGATTGGGAACAACGTAGGTACGAATTGGCAAAAGACATTATTAAAGTTGTTATAGCAAACGAGAATGGTATTAATTCTGAGGCAGTAGCTAAATATTCGCTTAATTGCGCTGATGCCCTAATTAAAAGACTAAAGGAGGAGAATCATGGATAGTGTACAGACACAAACCTTTTCCATTAGAGGGGATGGAGGTGGCGAGGCATATATTGACTTTTGCAACGGCCAATTATGTGTTTCAGTTGTCATAGAAGATAAACAGGCAGATTTTCACTTTGATCCTGTTACGTTAAAGATGTTTGCCCATGCTTATAAATTGCATTGTGAAGAGTGTAAAGAGTGTAAATGAGAATAACCATGACCGAAGAATTTGTAACATTAGAAACAGCGAAACTGCTGAAAGAAAAAGGTTTCAAGGAAGATGTATTCACTTTTTATGAAGCGGATAGCGTAAAAGGAGATATGGAACTATTTGAAAGTTACGATGCCGAAAACTTTAATCTAAGATTTGATTGTTTTTCTGCACCGACCCAATCTATCGCCCAAAAGTGGTTACGTGAAACCCAAAACATTCATATATGTGTATATAATTGTGCTTGTGGCTATGGATATGAATTATCTAAAGCTGATAATGGAACTCATATAACTAGTTCTGTTTATGAAGGAACAAATGACGGAGGGGAATGGGATACTTACGAAGAAGTACTTGAAACCGGATTACAGGAAGCATTAAAACTGATATGATTATGGATAATATTAATTTGAACGCCCTTCGTGATAGGGCTTATAAGACCGCCTGCGAACACGGTTTCCACGATGAGGAACTGAGTAACGAGCACTGCCTCTGTCTTATTATTAGCGAGCTTATGGAAGCTGTACAAGCGGACAGGAAAGGGAAACATGCCGACAGAGAATCTTTTAAATCTTCTTATGAGGATGAAGAACCGCACGATGATGTCAATTTCAAGTATTGTTTTGAAAAATATATCAAAGATTCATACGAAGATGAATTAAGTGACACGGTGATTCGTTGCCTTGATCTTGTCGGACTGAAACAAATTTATCTTCCTACATTGGATAGTATAGATGCACCGGGATGGGATGAAGAGGATTTCAAGGAGCCTATTCCCGAATTTGCCTATTTCTTATGTCAAGAGTTGTTAGATGAATGTTCTCCGTTGGACATAAGGATATACAACGTTATAGAGCAAATATTTGTCTATTGTCGCTTCAACTGTATAGATATTGAGTGGTTCATTGAGCAGAAGATGAGATATAATGAACTAAGACCTATGTTGAACGGAAAAAGATATTGATTATGCCGTTGTTAAAAAGCCCAAAGCTTGCAGGACAATGGGCTTAATTCTTTCTCAAGGAAATGAATAAGATTTTGCGAATGACAGTTCGCTGGATTGGAGGTGTTAGTTTCCAAATCAAATGCGATGCAAATATAGTTTGTATTGTAATAACAATGAAAACAATTAACTATTTTAATAACAATGTTAATAATTAGAACAATTATGAAACGTGAAATAAAATTCAGAGGAAAGAGAGTTAAAACAGAAGACCCATTAGAAAGATGGATAGAGGGTTCTTATGTTGAATACACGAATATTAGAGATGAGAAGATTATTAAAATCATGTCTCAATCCGGATACATGAATGATATCAATCCTGAAACAGTTTGTCAGTTCAGCGAAATAACCGATAAGAACGGTAATAGTATCTTTGAACATGATCTAATACTGATCCATGACAGCGAAAGTTCCTACCAATTTACAGTTGAAGTACTATTTCATAAAGGTATGTTCTGCTACAGGAACAAAGCATGTGGCTTTACCCCATTGTGGTATGTCAGCGATAGATGCGAAGTGATTGGTAATGTGTTTGATAACCCGGAATTATTGAAAGGAAGTAAGTAATGAAGAATAAAATAATATCCGGCGTTATAGCTGCACTGTCTTTACCCGTATATTTTTCTCTACTTTGGGCTATTGATCAGTTCCTGTTAGTTAGAGTTGTCTTAGTATTTGTAATGATAGCATGTATGATTGTATTGGTGTACAAGCTATCCAAACTTATTCTTGACGAACATTTTAAAAAGCATAATAAGCGATGAAAACAATATTATTTACAATTATATTCATAATAGCTATTTTATGGGTTGGAGATCTCACAATTACATTTAAACCGTTTTCCATCTCGATGCCTGGTTGGTATAAGGTGGTAGGTATCCTTCTCTTTTGGCTGGCAATGGTAGTATATGCTACTGGAGAACATGCGAGAGGCTATAAGCAGGGTTTCGATGATGGAGTAAAGAAATGTATTGAAATACTTGAAAAGAAATGAACAAGAAACGTGAACTACCGCTAATTATTTAGTTTTGAGGTAGTTCACTACTAAATGATTTGTGGATAATTGACAATCAATCTTCTGTTTTCAGAAAAACATTCTTTAACTCATCTTTCCTTAAAAAGCCGTATTTTATAGCACGGTCAATACGTTTTCGAGCATTCCCGTCTTTAGCCTTTATAGCATTCTTAGAATTATCCTTAGATATAATTAGTTTGACCAGCTCATTCAGAGGAATAGGGGATGTCGTATCTCTATCCCAAATAGAAGTGAAAAAATCTTTTGCAGGTTTTCCCATAAGTAATTTTTTTTCCGTTTCATCACCAACCTTTTCAAAATGAAGGTAAGGTTCCGAAATAATATTGAAATAGGGAAGGAGCGACTTCTCATCCGGTTCACTCACCATGCGAGTTTTTAGTAGTTTTAGATAACGTCCACCATTCCTTGTACGTCCTATGGCAAATACTCCGTCTGCAAAGTTAGACAATATCTTACTTCCTGCCATATTGGTTTTAGACAAGGGCTTCCATTCCTCAATCTTAGGCGTATGCGCTATTACCATGATACTGATTTTTAGCTCACGCTTCAATCTAGTGAGACCGTCCATAATAACTCCGGCATATTCTGCTTCCGCTGTCTGGGTGGATAGATATGAAAGATTGTCTAGTATCATAATCTTTGCTTTCGTGTCAAGCAATTTATCCTTTATCCCTTCAATTACGTTCATGTTAAAATCTTCGCTGTCCACTTCTTCCGATATGGTGCATCGGATGAGCGACTTCGGGAAATCAGCGTTCTTATAACGTCTTGCAAGTTGTCTGTCAGAAAGTTCAAAATCAAAGTACAATACTTTTTGAGGACTTATCTCAACATCCGCACATTCGCTTTCCCCTTTGGCTATCTCGTAGGCTATCTGCGTGGCAAGAATGGACTTACCTATTCCGCTATCGGCAAATAGGAAAACAAGTTCGTTCTCCCACCAAAAATCGCCCCACAACCTATGGATAGGTGGTTTTTTCTTGCCGCCCTCAATGACTGACTGCATATCGGAAGAGATGAACAATGGTATTTGTTCAACCATATCGCCATCATCAGGGATATCGCTATCTATTTGCTCAAACCGTTCTATGTCGGCTTGTATTTGCTCTTCTTCTATATAATTCATTGTTTTTTAAGCTCCGTTTTAGCGAATACTAAATTTTGTACTTCTTCTTCCCATATATCACCTTCGTTTCCTTCAAAGTCAAGGTAAACGGTATCATTCGGGCTTGCCCCATTGATGCTTGAAAATATTCCGACTATCTGCATGGGGATGGAAAGCCTTTCTCCCTGTGGGGAGTGGAATTTGATATGAACATAGTCGCCTATTTTTAAGTCTGTTGTTTCCATTTTTTTTACACGTGGCAGATAGGCATGTTATTTAGCCCATTCGGACTTAGTTATACAATTCATTGACTTAAACCTACCAGTCACCTCATTGTGACCGTATGAGTATACGTAGCAGATACCTTCTCCGGTGATATTTACAGTAGATTCAGCACCCACATACAGCTTGCAAACGCTCCCTTTCGGAACATAGAACTCAACCTTTGAAGCAAGCACCGTAGTAAGCGTGCAATCCTGCTCTATTTGCCCATTAAAGTCCACGTAGAGGCAAGAAGTATATCCGTCCTTGCTCCGCTTCCATTTACCATTAATATAGTCAGAAAACGTCCGTTTCATGTACTGAATATCCATACCGAACCCAAAGCTATGAGCATCTGTCAACAGCTCTACACCGTTTGAATCCAAAGCTATATCCATTAACGCTTCCTTACTTGTCGCTGCGTCCCATTTATTCTTATACCCAGTGCAAAGACCGAGCATCATGGCATTACGTTTAAAAGAAAGCAAATCATTCATACAATAGGAAATTTTTTTAGTTCAATTTCTATAAGCTCTTTTATTATCATTACGGCATTGTCTGAATCAGGAATGCTTTTATAAGTCTTTACAGACCGTATAATGTTCCTGCTGCTAATTTTTGAGTGTTTGGCAATATTACCATATGAGATTCCGAACCTGTTATGCAATACGGCAAAAACTGCACCCCTCGCAATTCTTCCTGTAAGAATAATGTTTGTCCTTCCTTCATAGATAGTTGAAGGATATACAGGGTTCTGGTTACAGAATACTTTATTTACGCAATCGCACACGATACGCTCAATCTTTCTTATAACGTCCGATTTTAAGCAATCTTTTTCTTCTGACATACTTCTCTATGATTTTCTTTTGGTCTTCATTAAGTATTTCTCCGCATACATACATATTCCCTATAACGCTCTTACTAAAATATGTCTGCTTACTGCTTTTCTTTATTCCAAGACCGCAATCAACTCCTTTATTAACAGCAGGAATAAGTATATGGGTATTCATACATCCCTTTATCGGAATCGCATGAATTTCAAATCTAAGATGTCCTTTTCTTATCCGTATCCCACCAGTTTCCCAATCCGGCAAGAATACCCCCTTAGTGACCTTTCCGGTTTCTTTGTCCTTGAAAGAAACCCATTTTGCACCGGGATGGTTCCCAATATTGATATAGATACGGTAGATATTATCGGGGCTATACCTGTCCTTTCTCGGTTTCAGTTCCATTGTCAAACATCTCCTTCGTTTCTTCTGCCATGATAGCCTTCTGTTCAAATTCCGCATTAGTTTTCAAATCCTCTTCAGGCGGCGTAGTGTTCATAGCCTTATCCAAATCCTTCATCTGACCTTCCATCCACTTCATGTAGTTTTCAGCCTCTTTCTGCGCTTCATTTATGTCAGTAAACACGGTCATAGGCTTCACAAGGTTCGCTTCTGTAAGCACCTTCATACCGTCCAAGAACTCCTTGTTGGTGGAAGTAGTTTCCCCGAACATTTCATTCTCCTTGCCTTTGATTGACTTCTTGAAGTCCACCATGTACTTCAACCAAGCATACAGGGATGTTTCATGTGCCACACCGTCCAATCCTACTGCGTATGGAGTAGTGAACACCCGGAATCCTGTGTAGTTCTTAAAACAGGCATATCCTTTCGTGATTACAATCTCAAACGAGCCGAAGCTTTCTCTCTCCAACACATCACTTTCTTTGATGATGAACTCAAATCCTTGTTGTTTCTTGTTCTTTGCCATACCTTATTCCTCCGTTTTTGCCTTTCTACCTCTCTTCGGTCTGAACGCTGTCTTAGCATCCTCGACCTCAATAATACACTCTCCTTCGCCCTCAACCGTTGCTACGGCTTCATTCTCCTTCAACACTTCCTCAACAACCGGATTAGCCGCTTCCTCCGCTTCATCCACAACAGACCTCCCGAATCTCGGCTTCTCCTGGTTCATGTTCAGCTTCTGCATATCCATCGCGTACTGCAACTGGTACACCTTGAACTTCTCATCGTCCGAATCAATGATTTCATCCGCATAACCGGGATAGTGCATGGCGATAGTTCGTCTGTTTGCTTTCATAGCTATTCCCAACGCTTCCTCATCCACGTACATATACGGATGGATGGAGATAAGACCGTCAATGGGAGAAAGCCGTCCGAATGTCTTCTTGTACTGTATAAGTCCGTCTGCCCTCTGCTCCACAATGGCGTAGGCATTCATAAGGTTCTTCTTCTTGATAAGGGCGATAGCCAATATCCAAGTAAGCCCCAGTTCGGGATTGAACTTCTTGGGCAAATCCTTGCACTTCGCAAAGGATAATGCTTCTGATAAGGTTCCTGTTTCTAAAAACATATCATATAAATTATATAATTATTAAACCAATTAAAATGGGAATACCTAATATTATAGACGTGGAGACAATAACAATCCATCCCCAAAACCATAAATCAGAATATTTACAATCTTCAAAATTGAATTTATTATAAATATATGCAAGCATAAGCAATAATACTCCTATTACGGTGAGAAACACCCAGCTAAAAACGAATGGATATATTGAATTAAACCCTCTAATTGGTAATAAGATAGGTATATAATGATTCATTGCTGTTCTTTTTTATTCGTTTTTACATATCCGTTCTCAATACACCAGCACAGCAAATTATAGACTTCAACAAGAATATCTTCATGCCCTCCAAAACAAACCTCATAATCATGCTCATCATTCATATCAGTATAGGAATATCCTGCATAATCTTTCCCTAGCTCAAGACATGCCTTACCTAATGGATAACGCGCATATTTACATGGAACGTCTTCAGGTAACATATTGATAATGTCCTGCAAGGTGAATGCAGGAACAATATCAATATATGATAATATTTTATTAGCTTCCATACATTGCATGGAAAGGTAATAATCACCATCATAAAGAAAAGGGTATTTGGGCATGGGAACGTCCTCTTTTGAATTTATCCACCTCATGCTCGCATTGCTTGTGCCAACACCCAAATCTTTCAGATGCCGCATCCGCTCGATAGAAAGTGTCTGATTCTTCATAATCCAAATTTATTCGTTAGGAAAAGTTTCGTCATATCCGAAGGAATGCCCGTACACGTTCTTGAACGTAAACGTCACCTCCTTGTATTTCTGCCCGTACACCGTGTCACTTTTAGGTTCTGTAGCTCCCGAAAGATACATCAATACTTTCCGCTTCCTCGCCGTGTCACGGTAGGCAATCTTGGAGCCAGTAATGAAAGCCATAAAGTCACGGTAAGACTTATCATTCTTGGTATCATCCTCCAAGAATATCAATGTCAGCTTTATAGTTGTCTGCTTGTGTGCCGGTGTGCTGGAAACATACACCTCAGCCTTGCTTGTTTCGGCAAAATCCTCTGCATACATATTTGTAGGCTCTCCATACGAATTAAGGCCTGTACATTCTTTGTACCGCAATCCGGGGAAATCCGTTTCCAAGTCTTTCCAAACGGCACCAAGCTCACCGTAACGCATCATATAAAACTTATAGTCACTCATATTATAATATAATAATACACGCAAATATAATTAATTAAATTCATATATTAAAGCTTTACTTTAATATTTATCACTATGATATATTTAAATCCGTTTCAATATTAAGTTTTTAATCTTAAAAGTAAAAGCATATTTGAAATATTGATATCTGTACTTTGTATTGCATAGTACTACATCATTGCATATTAGACATACCCTATATAAATAAAGGAAAAATGTCTAATCCAAAATACATAGAAAGAAAGTAACATAAAGAAAGAGTGAGCACAGCGAACACCTCACTCCCTTTGATTATTTAAATAAACAAAGGGGAATAAAAGCAATCTGCATAGGAAAGCATCAACGCAAAACATGAATATTGATATAATGATGAATAATATTATTTTACATAATAAATTATGTTGTAGATACGAAATATTGCAACACTGCAAGGCGCGAAAATTCAGAAAAAAAATAAAAAAAATCGGGAGAGGACGGTTGTCGTCGGCTGGCTGGCTGATCAGGGGGAGGGGTATGCTTACAACGGCTTTTAACGCTCGTTTGATTCGTTGCTGACGGCTTTAATAAGGGCGATATAAGGCAGAGTGGTAAGTACGGCACATTGTGAGAATCAAAATAAAACGTTTCTATATCGCATAATATCAAGTGATAAGTGTATGCTATAAACTCTATTTATATGTGAAAATTCAACACAAAAAAGTGCAATTTTCTTTGTTTATATGATAATAATTTTGTAATTTTACAGTGTTGAAAGATGAGAGATACGACACTACGATATAGGTAGTAGATCCATTGATTAGGCAAGCGTGATACATGATATATTGACAAATGGAATAAAAAGAGAGCCTTAATACTGGAATATTAAGACTCTCAAAGGATCAAAATACTAAAGTATCTATCCCTATCACACGGGACAAAGGTACTTCTCTGTTTTGATTCTTGCAAATATTCTTCCATTTATTTTCTTTGGTTTGCTGATATTACGATAACATACAGCTATTGAGTGTATAGGCTGTACATGGTATTAGTAGGCTATTAATCACGCTATAAGGTTGATATTATTAACAATTTAAATATAGCATTATGAAAACTTTAGCAGTATTATTAATAGTAGCAGGTTGGTTAACTCCCATTTATCTGCTTTCTTCTTCCTTTGCTTTGGCTTATGGGTTGTTATATGGTATTTTCTGGATCGTGTTTATTATTGTGATGGCAGCGAGGGAGCGTGAAAGAGAGGAACGGAAATTTAAAGAAGAATGCAGGATGGAACGAATAGCGTACGAACGCGAACGTAGACGTAGGCAAGCCTATTATAGTAAGCGAGGTTATATTATACGCGCATACTGATTATATACGAAGCATTTAATAAGAAGAATAATATAAGGAGAAAAAGATATGAAAGCAATGAATTTCTACACCGCAAACGGTTGGGCTGGTTCAAATTATGACAGCAAGTTATCAACTAAAGAAATATCCGCAAAGGTTAGATCTTATGCTAAGAAGAATTTCCCGGAGTTTAAATTCTCGGTTCGTTCTGAATGGAGCATGTACACTGATTCAATGTATATCGAATTAAAATCCGGCCCTTGTGTTCCTTTCGTTGAAGGATCAAGAAGCGCGGAACGTGGTTATATGTCCACAATGTCAACCGTAAAGGGCTGGGAAAATGAGTTAACGCCGGAAATGTTTAAAGTGTTGGACGCTGTTACGACTTATGCTAGTTCTTTCCGTTATAATGATTCAGACGGCATGCAAGACTATTTTGATACTAATTTTTACATCCATATAGAAGTAAGCGACGAATATAAGGTTATAGAGCCGAAAGCAAAGAAAAGCAGCATTAAGACTGAAAAGGCTGAGGAAGCCAAAGAAATGGAAGCCGTGACGGTTGAAGGTTTGGAAATGGTGGATTATTCCGATAAAGCTATTGCAGTTTTTGGTGATACGAAGGCTGTCAAAGAGCAATTAAAGGAACTGGGTGGACGCTTTAACCCGTCTTTAAATTACAACGGTGAAAAGCGTGCCGGATGGATATTCAGTAAGAAGAAAGCGGACGAAGTGCGCAACCTGATGGCTTCCGAAAAGGTGGAAGCCGTGGAAGAACTTCCGGCACTTCCTGAAGAAATATACATCCCGGAATTAGAGGAAGAAACGAAACAACCGGAGAAGTTAGGTAATATCCATTTAACCGAAATGGGCAACTTTAACGGCGTGCGCTATTATAACATTGAAGGCGCTGGAATCATAACCAGTGCGAAAGTACGCGAGGACATACAGCCGGGCGATGTTTTCAACGTGTACACAGATAAGGAGCGAAAATATAGTGTAACTTATGACGGTGTAAGCCTGGAAAGCAGTTTAAAAAACGATCTGCCCGGTATAATTGAGTTTAACGGCAAAATAGAATCGGGCACGCTTAGCGCTTCATCACATTATACCCCGCTTGCTGAAGGAGTGGAATTTTATGAGAAGAAAGTAAAGGGAAAGCGTTACACCGTCAAGGACAAACCGTTAAATCTTGGATATTACGGCATATTAGATAATTTGGACAACTGTATAATAGAATGCTATCCGACTAAGGAAGAAGCCGAAAAAGAGGCGGAAATACTTAACGGGTTTACGGATGGTAACGGACGATTAAAGACGGTCATTTAATTAGCTGAATATGGTTTTGTTGGTTTTGTTATTCGGTGCTGTGATATTCATTTCCGGCACCGACAGGGATAAGCTACGCGAATTTTTAAACAAAAATGATGGATCAGATAAGTTTTAAAGATATGAAAACAAGAATAAGCATTTACGATTTTAATTTTCAGATTTCCGGATACGGACATTATAGAGTAACCTATACAAGCCCAGTAACAGGTAAACAATGGAGTACGGTAATTAGCGATATGACACTAATAGACGCGACAAGAAACGCGGACGATCCGAAAAGGAAAGACTTAGAAGCGTTGAAGCGGTTGTGTAAAAACAGATAACCGACACTGGGAACAAATACTAACTCAAAAACAAAAGGATATGAATATTATTACAGATAGAACAAAAGCCCCTGCAAAGCTGCACTATAGGGTAAGCAATAACAGCGGATCAATAAATAAAGAGTTTGGCAAGAACCAGCAAGCAGCCTATGACTTTGCAAACGGAATGAAAGAAACGGCAACTATACGCGGATATTTTGTTTTCAAATATCGCGGAGAATGGCAAACTAATACGGTATTTATTGACCATGTGTTTAAATAACCAACTATCCCGGCGTGGGGGACAACAAGCGGAGCGACACCGCCGCCGGGAACTGAAACAAACTAAAATTATAAAGATATGAAATCACAGGTTTACACAGAAAAAGAGTACAAGCAATTGGAAAAGAATCTGAATCAAGGTTTTCAGATCATGAATACTGCCTGATGGGATGAGAAAAGACAGGCGTACACAGTTGTATATAATGTTGTCGGAGTGCTATATATAGTTAGAAGAGGTCGTATATGCAGCGTGCCCAAGCGGTACTATTTTGATAATTTAGAAAACGCAGCACGCCACTATAACCGCCTTTGCAAGTATCGCCCGTTATTCGTTGCTTGAAGCGGCAAAGCATTAAAGAAAAATAATCAAATAACTAAAATAAGGAGGGACAAACTATGTTTTTTGTATGCGTAATAATCTGGCTTGTTGTCGGATGCACTAAGGAAATGACCGGACATAACGGTTTCTAAAATGAATTAAACGAATTGTATTAACTTAAAAAGGATATTGAATTATGAAAGTAATAGAATATGGACGTGTAAGTACGGACAAACAAACATTAGAGCAGCAGAATAGAACCGTTAAGGAATGGTTAAGCAGAAACGGGCTAAAGACAGACATAGTGATAACAGAGGAAGGAATATCCGGCGGCGTTACCTACAAGAAAAGGAAATTAGGTACTGATGTACTTCCGTTATTGGAGGCTGGAGATATGCTGATAGTAGCCGAAATTTCCCGTTTGGGGCGTTCTATGAGCGACTTAAACAAACTTATCAATGATGAACTAAAACCCCGAAAAATCCGCCTTGTGGTGGTTCAAATGGGGCTTGACCTTAATTGTGCCAATCTGAAAGCGATGGACGAAATGATTTTGTTTGCCTTCTCGTTTGCCAGCCAGTTAGAAAAAGAGCTGATTCAAGAACGCACAAAATCCGCATTGGAAGTTCGCAAGCAAAAAATCGAGCTGGAAGGCGGCTTCATTTCAAAAGCAGGGAACTGGTGTACTTCCTTGGGCGGCAATTCCAACGGACAAAGTAAAGGTGGAAAAGCAAACGGAGAAAAGCGAAGGAAAGAAGCGATGGAAAATTCAACAAACCGAATTATCGCTGAATTACTTAGGGATGCAGTCACTCCGCAAGATGTTGACAAAGTAGCGGACAAGCTAAATGCAATGGGATTAAGGACGGCTACCAATAAAGAGTTTACACGGAATCGCCTTACCGCATTGCGCACTAAGATAAACAGACGTGCGGAATACGCTAAAAGTATGCTTTAAAACATACTTTATAAAACGAATTAAAGAGAGATAAACAATAATTTTGCAGACAATTAAAATAAAGCTTATGAAAACGAACGAATTTATACATAGAATAGAGAACGGAGAAGCAAAGGTTATAACAGTTGAAGAAGCCAAGAAACTGAAAGGGAAGAAAATATATTGGTTCTATTTCGGATATTCAGGAAACGAAAACGAAGTGCAAGAAATGAAGGTCGGTGATATAGTATCAGAACTTGAATATTATTCAAACCAACCTTGTGAAGGATATGAATCACGTGCTGACTATTGGAAGTCGTATATGTCAGAGAAACAACTTGAAACAGTAGACAAAACATTGATGCTGTTGGATTCTGACGGGAAGGACAAATTTATTAAAGCACATTTAAACATGAACTTCTTCGATGAGCCGACATTCACTTGTTCAGACGCTGATAGAGAGGTTTATTATCTAGTTATAGAGTGAATTACCGCTAAACTAAAGATTTAGGGGCTTTCAAATGCGAACTCTTATAAAACTAGGGGAAATATCCTTGGTCTTTCTTTAATCTTTTTGGGGGTAGAAAAAACGGGAATTACAGGCACAACGATATCACCCTTGCCAACACGACAAAGGGTATCAGTCTATAAATGAACCTCTCTATACGTTCCATCGCATCACAGCAAGTAAACGGCAGAAATACCAGTGAGGCACATCATCAGCCTGCTCAAGCAATATGTTCAACTTATCTTCTTCCATATTCTGTTAACATAAAAAAAGCGGTAAAACCGTTGGGAATTACCGCTTTGAAATTTATAAGTCTATTTTATTATGCTACATTGAATATTTCCTTATTCTTGTCTTTCCATAGCAATACATTTGTTCCATATTTATTCAACGCCTCAATTAACTTATTTGAAGGTTGAACAGAATCGTTGATAATAGCCAAACTGCGGAAGCTCTTTCCTGTCTGCTTCTCTCTCTCTTCTTTTGTATCGCCTAAGCAAAACAGATAGCTACTTACATTATCCTGTCTTAATGTGTTAAATGACTTTACAACAAGCTCGCTTTCTCTTCCTGCTATCTGAAAATCAAAATTGAAATCAAGCCCTGATTTTCCGCGAACTATAAAAGATGGAGTATAAATTACATTACAAGAATCTGCAAATGCCATTACATCTTCTGAAAATAGCGAAGATATATTATCTTTTGACAATAATGACATATCACTGATATTCATAATAGCGGATATAAGTGAATGCTTTCTTTTGGCAAAATCAGCCCCATTTGATTTGATATACAATTCATCTCCATTTACCAATACTCCATGATTGGACAATACCTTTTGCAGATAAGATCTCCTTTTTGAAGAGCGAGAAATATCTACACCTGACATCTTTAAATTTCCGATAGTCTCACCGTCATCCGATAAAATAATATCGGATTCGGATACTTTCTTTATGAATATTTCTATATTGTCATTAAACAAGCCTACGAAAGGAGTGGACACCGAAAACCATCCAGTTCCCTTATCTTCTTTTATGGCTGTATTATCTTTTAGCCAAGAATAGTATTCAGCTATTTTATTATCAATCCATTCCATCATATATAAGATTACCTGTTATTATTATCTTTGTTTCGAGATGTATAAAGTCAGAAACGGCAGATATAATATTTTTTAATTCGTTGTGATATTCATTAAAATCAAATCTCTTGACTGGGAAAAAATCATCATCTACCGGAATAGCCCATGCCGCAGAAGTGTAGCCTTGAACATGATAATGAACGTGGTTTCTTCCTATAACCTTTCCTGTAAATGGCTTAAACATACTTGGTACGTATTCGTTTACAGTCGAAGGGTTCGTATGGTTTGGACCGTTAAAGTCTATCCTAAACAGACAATATTGAAATTTCCTCTCCTGTGTATGCAACGAAATTTTTGTTCTCATCTTTTCACTTACGCAGATTCTTAGCAAAAAATCAGGATTCCGATCTATTGAGTCAGATGAACAAAGAGTTAATCTAAAATCGTTGGACTTGGACAAGTCAAGCTCAAATACACTTATACGTTCTCTATTATCAATTATAGATTTAGGAACAGATATAAGTCTATCTGCTTCTTCTTGTGTCAATATTACATCTTCTTTCATGCTACAAAAATAAGAATTAGTTAGTAAGTATAAAAATAATAGCACATGTTTAAAGGCATTGTGAATATATAATTCTTTCCAATTCTTGCAATATTAGAGAGAATTGTATAGATAAAAACTTGTAAAAACGGTAATTCCAACAAGTCAAAGAACGCTTCTGTTCGATTATTATTTTTCCAGTCCCTTTCTGCAATGTTCACATAAGAACTTCTTGGCAACAGGGAACATCTTCTGCCCCACATATCCGCTAAGATACTGCGCTTCCTCTCCATAAGGATCAATCCCGCAAGCCTTGGAGATATGCCGGCACAAATGACCTTTTTCGTGATCCCACGAATTTTGAAACTCTTCGGGAGTGGAGGTTAGTGAGATAACCATTACTGTTTCTCTTCTCCTGTAGTCCGAATAGGTTAGACCGGTATTCATTCTGCCTTCAGTCAGATTGCGATACGCACGCTTGAGGGAATCCCCCCTGCATCCTATACGGTACAGGTCCATAATGATCTGATCCGCCCAATAGGTGTGTACCGCATAATACACTTTGACGTGCCAGTCCCCATATTTTGGTATGTAGAACTCCTGAACAATCATATCACATCCGACCAGATTACAGGAATCCCTTTACCTATACAGGTGGCAAAGAACTCGTCAAACGCCCTGCAAGGATCGCCATCAATATCATCAAGGTAGCATTTTATATGCTTGCACAAATGTGCCTCGTCAACCAATGATTTTTTATAGAAATCCGCTTTCAGCATGTTTGCGACATAAGCAACGTCATAACCCTTGTCGTGCTCGATGGTAATTCCGTTCGCTTTCAGCATATCGTCCACTTCGTCTTTGCTCCACGGCTCCAACTTTTTTTCTTTACCCGTGGTTTCGTCTTTCACTTTCATTTTTGAGACGGCCCATTCATAAAGTTTCTTGCTGAAATGAAAGCCGTATGCTTCCAGATATTCCCTCATGCCAGATGGGAATCTGCTGTATGTATCCAATCTCTGTTCCATAACCTTTGTTTAAAAAGAGGGGCATTCCACCCCTCCACCATTAATAAAACTCACCGTTGGCGCGTCTGCGTCTGCGTTCTCCCATGTCATCCATGCGGGGATATTCAGGGAAATAGCCGGGATACCTGCGTTCTCCCATACCTGATCCTGAATAATTTCTTCCGCCATCACGGAAGCCCATGTCTCCATGAATCTCTCTCATGGCCTTTTCGTAACCGTGGCGGCAGCCTTCCTTGTAGGCTTCTTCCACCTCGTCACCTCTCATACCGAAGCCGCGTCCGTAATCGTCACGCCCTTCTTCTAATATTTCCCACATTCCCATAATCATTTCTTTGTTTTGGATGTTTCAACCACTCCGAGCTGTTCCATAAGCCGTTTGTTCAATTCCATAAGGTCAGACATATTCTTGCTCATTTCCGCCATTTGCCCTTTCAGAGAGGATATTTCCTGCTCCTGACGTTGTTTCTCGGCAAATTCAGGGTTCAAGAGCGTAAGCATCTTGTCACACCCTGCAATGACGGAATTGTGAAAATCCATGCTGTTGATGATGTCTATGCTTTTCTGTTTCATAGAAGCGACCTCGTTATTCATCGCATCACGTGAGCATGACACTACGATATTGCCGTTCTGTCCGAAGTCGGCTATATCCATGCCGGCAGGAAGATTTTGGAAAGTCGTGTTCTGCCCGTTGATACAGACAACAACATCCACAACCATTTCCATTTGGGGCAACTGTCCCATAGGGGATGCCATAGGATATTTCGGCTTGGGAGCGGAAACGCTGACTACCGGGCCGTATTCGATAAACGGGTTAGCATCCTTATGAAGTATATATAACTGGTTATTGGTACGAAGTGATTGAAACATATTGGTTTAATTTTAAAGGAGTGTGGCTATTTCCATTTGGGAAACCACCACAAAACTCCATGTTAATTATTACTTGCTCCGTAAAGAAGCGGTCTCTGCTGTAGAAGCCGGCGCCGTTGTCGGTCTGTATCCTCCATTAACAAGATACAATTCATTGGTATACTTGTTGTAGTGAATCTCATAGATACCGGTTCCAGCCAAGTTTGCAACAGTCACAGGCTCATTGTTATAAGCCATTAACGGTCTTGTATCCCCATTGGTCCCTATCAATATAGGCAGCGTGGCAGTCGTGCCGGCAGGGATCGCCTGACGAAGATTGACATAGAACCCTCCGACATAATCCCTGTTGCGGAACGCATGGTTAGGAAGCTCCAAAGTCACATTCTCAGTACCGACTGTTACAGCCACCGTAGGAAGAGTGTTGTAATTTACTCTGCCGAGGGAGGGAAACGGGAACGGAAATCCTGTAAAAAAGTTAGGCCACATATCTACCTCCTTTCTCACCGGATTAACCCCAGTAGTTATTGCAACCGCATCCGTAACCACCACGGCCATATACAGCATCACCTGCATAAGCACCGTATGCTGCGGCACGATATGTATCCACGTTCACACCTACAATATTAGGGTATTGTACCGGGACAGTGTTAGGTAATTTACATTTTATACCATCAACATCGCTCTGCAATGCCTGCAATCCGGCTGCTAAAGGAGCGATCTGTTGTCCTACCGCACTCAGGATAGTGGCGTTCTGGTTACGCTGAGAGATTTCGGCTGTCAAAGTAGCCTTTTCCGCAGTAAGAGATGCGATCTTGTCCTGCAATGCCTGATTCTGAATAGCGTCAAGTTTGGCAAGGATGGCATTCGTGTTGGCTGTCGCACCATCACGCAATGACAATGTGTTCTGGTTAGCAGTGTTGACTAATGTGTTAGTCTGGTTGCACATTGCAAGCTGGTTCTCGTATCCCTGTGTGGTTACAAGCTGTTTCATATCGCAGCAACAGCTACAGATCTGAGATGTCAGAGCGTTGTTACCTTGCATGATCGCAGTTAGGATACTGTTGGTGTTCTGACCCATTTGGTTGCCGAGACCGCAGATAGCCTGTGATACAGAGTTAATACCGGCAAGGATTTGGTCTGATGATGTGTTCACAGCTTGTGCTAATGCTGCAATGTCGACACCGTTTCGGTTAAGTATCTGCATGATCATTTCTCTTCCTTCGTTCGCTCCTTGGTTGTTGTTGCCACCAAATCCGAAGTTCCCGTTACCGAAGATGGCTGCAATCACAATCAATGCGATGATGTCCTGAAAACCGCCATTGTTTCCGAAGAAACCGCCGTTTCCGTTTCCTCCCATCAGCCCCATCAGATAGCCAGTGTCAATTCCACGGTTCTGCAAGGACGGAAGAATGGACGCAAGCAGGCCATTGTTTGCCCCGGTTCCACCGTCTTGGTTAAAAACATAAGTTCGTTCCATAAGTATTTGTATTTTGTATCCGGTCAAAATCGACCGTGCACAAAAGTATATAGATCATAACTCATGGAAAATCAATTGTTTCCCAACAAATTCTTTATATCGTCCCAATATATTCTCATCATTTTCCCACTCTCCATCCTCTCATGGAAATTGGATATCATGTAGTTGACAGCACGTTTAGTCTTATGGATATGAGCGGCTATTTGTGAAGGGTACATACCGCTTTCGAAAAGAAAAAATACAAGAAGATACCGGGCATCCACTGTTTCCATATTCTTATCAGACGATAATATTTGGTCTACAGACACTTCTGTTTCTTTTGAAACAATATTAATTATTTTGGCAAAGATTTCTGACTTGCACATGTTTTTTCTAATTTTTTATTCTTATCTTTGCCATGCCACATAAAACAAGATATATCGATGAACAAAGCATAAGACATTTTGTTGAAGATATTTAGCCTCCAACGTGCAGTGTCTTATGCTTTTATCATGTTTTTATGTGGCAATATTAATATGAGCGTTGGGGGCTTTTTTTTGATTCTAAGCCCCTGAAAGAATTACTTTTGTTATGAGTTTTTCTATTATGTGCCACGCTTCTACCTGTGGCATTTTGGCTACTATTTCATCTTGCACCTCCCTTCTTCTTTATCAGCCAAATGACTACGATTAGTAATATTAATATAATACCTATTGAAAACTCTCCTAGTTCTAATTTCGTCTTCTGCCACCATGTTAATTCCTTCTCCACAGGGTAGGGGACTTCTAACTCTTTCTCCTTCTCTATATAGGCTGTATCGCGAATCATCCTGTCACGGTAGACTATATGCCACTTGTCAACAAACACTGAATCGCCTTTCTCTTTTATATGGACAGAATCCTTAATGTAGATGGAATCACGCTCATGCATGGTAAGATAAAGACTGTCAGTCCTTATAGTTTCTACCGGGACATACCTTATGCTCCGGCATGATCCAAACAGCAATAGCAATGCTATCCCTACCGCAATCCATATATAGACTCTCTGTTTCATCCCTCAAATTTTATATCATTTATACGGTTCATCCAGCCCCGTTTGAACTTGTTGTTTGCTGGGCGTTTCCGGCATATATCCTCGATGAAATCAAACCGTGCAATCTTGATCTGGTCAAACAATTCACGGGGATTACGGGAATTTACTGCGGCGAGTGTCTTAGGCCCGACAATGCCATCAGGAATCACACCAACCAAATCCTGCGGTACTTTAATACCATGTACCCCAGAAGCCCATACAAAATCGCATACTATCTCTGCTATACTTTGGCTTCTTATTTCATCCGCATTCCATCTATCCCAATACAACATCTTCAAGATACTTTTCCAATCGTTATATGACAAATCCATCAACCTTCCGGTCGTAGGTTTTGGATAACCTTTTCTACGACAATATTCCTCATAGGTAGCCATTGTCACACCTACCATAGTTTGTCCTCCTAAATCATCGGGATCATCAGCCCATCCTGTTTTTCTTGCTCTTTGAAAAAGAGACTCATTGGTTTCATTGCTTTTCTTACTTATACCAGCTTCCCATTTTATAAGAAATGGTATGAAATGTTCAATATTAGCCATTTTTCTTTTCCTCCTTATCTTTAAATTATAAAATTACTATTATTTTTGTCGCAAAAAATATGGACTTATCAGAACTTATTAGAAGCTATACTCCTGAACAGAAAAATGTGTTCAGTGCTTTTCTCATCCAACTACCATTAATATTTACTATAATGTATTTATACATACCTGCTTTTAAATTCTTAGAACTTTATTTGCAAGTAATTTTTGCCATATCTGCGTCTACATTATCTATTTATTATTCTTTTTGTTTGTTATGTTTATGCTCCGTTTGTTCCCGATACAGGTTTAATATGGAAATACCTATACTTATTATGCCAACATTGACAGCTGCATTTCTTTTACTGCGTTCGCCAGAAAGCTATTTAAACGGGCATGAATATGTATTAAGAATAGCGCTTAAATGCACGTCATATTTCTATGGATTCATCGGAATTACAGGATTCTTTTACCGAAAATGCGTAGATTATGGCATAAAGTGCAAAAGGCGCAATAAAAATAAAATCAATTAAACTCATTTCTTTTCCTCCTTTTTATTTTCTGTTATTATTTCATTTATATCCTCTTTTTCTACATCAAGCACCTTCTTACCAAACAGGCCTAACGCCTTAAGCATATTAAAGCTGTATCCTTTGGGCTTCAATATATTTGATATGATAGAGCAAAATTCAATGAAGCAAACTAACAAACAGGAGTATATGTCTATATCCCATTTGCTGCCGGATGCAATGTTTATCATGACAACCATACAAACAAAGGCGAAGTAGGTTACAAGTTTACCCATTGTGCGGCGTATTGCACTAGAGAAACGAACCTTTTCGCCCATTAAAAGGCTTTTCCTTATTCCAAAAGCCAAATCACATATCACTACTGCAAATGATACAATAATCCAAGGTATCATGTGCTCCAATGATTCTGCTATAAAACCGCTTACTATTACGGAGAAGCCACCCGGTATGGCTTGGGTCATTATACTATCTCTTACCATCAGAATGATTATTTAAATGTATTAAATTAATTAGTCACTTATGAATACTCTTAGTCCTGCTCCCCTTGAATTTGAATTTGGCGCGAATACACGGTCTATTCTATCTGAAATAATCTCCAAATATCCCGTCTGCGCTTTCAATTCAATTAGCATGGGGTTTGTTTCAGCTTGTGATTCTAAACTATATCGAGCGTCTAACAGATTTCTGATAGCTGTTATATCAGTAGTTTGCTGGTTTACAAAGAATCTGATAGAGTTTAGTAATGCCTCAAGTGCCTCGGCAGTAGTCTCTGTTATACCTTGTATTCCTTGTTGGAGAGCGGATAGATTTGCTTTACCTCCGGGTTCCCATCCTATTTGGTTAAAAATTTCTTCTGCCGCCTCGTTATATTCACCAAACACTCCCTGCATCCTGTCTGACCAGTCTTTGATGGCTTCGGTATTAATATCATTCGGCTTTAAAAAATCCGTCCATGCCTCTTGAAGCTTTTTGTATTCCTCACTATTTTCTATCTCATCAGCAGCAGCATTAGCCTTTTTTGCGACACTTTTTATAACCGAATTATTGGCTGTGTTTCTTAGCTTGGTTATTTGGGCTTGAAGTTCAAAATACCTTTCTTGATCCTCTTGCTCCATAGGTGTTTTTGTTGCAATAATCTCATCAAATTCTTCAAACATTTTTCCGAAGAACTTGTCAGATAATCTTAGAAGTATCTGTTGTTTCACATAATTTTCCATGAAATCATCAAAACTGTCTTGAAGTCCAGACAAGCCATCCCCTGTTTCTTGAAATGCTTCCAACCATGCCGATGCAAAATTCTCAGCCAATGTTTTGAAATTTTCATCGGAGCCTACACCGCCAAGTTCTGCTATCATGTCATTAGCACTGTCAGCCAAAGTATCCCTAAGATCTTCAATCTGTTCCTGCCATTCGTTTATTTTATCCCAGTCAGTATCTTTCTTGTCTCTTTCGGCGGCTATCATGGCATTGAGAGATACTATCTGTTTGTTTATGTTCTCATTAAGTTCATTCCCATATTCTTGTAGCTTTGTTATATCCCATACATTGTCTATACTCTCTTTTAGCTTGTCGTATTCACGTTCCAGCTTCTTTATCTTTCTTTCATGTTCTTCTATTTCTTTTTGTAAATCTTTGTCATGGTTGCCGAATATAGATGAAAGAATGGTGGCTACAGCTTGTAATGCAATTAGTACCCATCCAATTGGTCCTAATGCAGCATTCATGGCAACATTCATAGCTGTTGCCGCTGTTGCGCATAGTTTTAACTGCAATTGGAACATTACCGCTTGTACAATCAAATCTCCAATAGTTCCGACCATGTTTAACAACCTCATACTTGTGCTATCGGCATCTTCACCCATTGTTTCAAGGATAGACACTATGCTTCCCATAGCCTGCTTCCCTATATTCCTTATCTGTTCAAATGCATTCTGCATCTTCAACAGATTAGCTCTTGCCTTATCAAATTTTTTTAGGTCGTTTTCATCTAAGGATATAGTGGATTTATTATTATTTATCAAAGATTCCTTTAAGGTTATTTGCTGTTTAAGGTCTGAAATGGACAGGCTTAATAAAGCATTGTTCTTTTCAAGAAAATCAATACCGACTGCATCTTTATTTATAGAACCATTTTTTAATTCGATAATGGTTTTCATGGCAGATATTTCTTTCTCTAATGAAATATTCTGTTTTTCTCTGTTAAGAATATCCATATTGAGAAAATCTTCCGTTCTGCCTTGTTCACTTAGTTTTTTTATTTCTTTGTATGATGTTATAAAAGAATCCAACGGACTTCTCTTAGAAAGTTGTTCATCCATTTTGTTGTAGAAGTTCATCACTTCTTTTAGCTGGGATGGATCAAGATCCTTCATCTGCTCTTTTAACGTTTCAAGTTTGGCTTTCATATTCTCAATGGCTTTTGTTGAAACGTTTTCCAAGTTGTCGAACATATTCAGATAGGTATCTGTACCTTTAAATGCCTTCCATGTGTTTTCAGACGATTTCTTGTCATATTGTGTTTTCAAGTTTTTGCTGTATTGCTCTTGCATTTCTTTTGTAAGCACATCCTTAAACGTTTTTGTTTGTTCATCATAGACCTTTGTATAAATTTTGCTTCTTTCTTTATAATACCACATATCTAACTGCAACTGATCTGAAAGCTGTGTTTTATAAGCTTTAGTCAGTTCGATAACAAGGTCTTGACTGTCCTTTATACGCTGCTGGTTCAGCTTGTTTAAGTCTGCTAAATATTGCTTGTTGGCATCGGTATCAGCAATAAGGTATTCGCCTTTCGGAAATTTCTTCTGATATTCTGCTTCAATCCCTTTCTGCACATCGTCCAACGTCTTGGCAAGTCCGGGGAACAACTGTTGAACCTCCGCTTCGGAAAGTCCTGCATCTTTCAGTTTCTTGTGCAAGTCCAATCCGTTGAACATGGATTCAATGTTATCTTTAGTTTTGTCTAGCTGCTTTTTAAAATCATCTGCATCCTTTTCGTCAAACAAGACATTAGCATCTTTTTGTGCTCCTATCTTCTTCCTAAAGTCAGTAATAATCTTTGCAAGTTCCTGCAAAGCCTTTGCCGTATTTTCCTTATTAGGCAAGAATGCTTCCCCTATGATATTTTTAGGCATCTGAACATCTTTCAATTGTGAAGCATAACGCTCCATAACAGTCATAGCTGCCTTATCACTGCCCATTACCTTATTCAGCTTCTCGTATTCCTTGTTAAGCTCTTTAATAAGGGAAATGCGTTCTGCTAATATGTCACGTTGTAGTTTCGTGTCAGTGTCTTGCCCGGTATTATTGTCTGTATCTCTTTTCTTGGTGAAGTCTATATCATAAATAGGAGCTGTAATTTGTTGAACAAAATCTTGTGCCCACCCATGTGTTATTGTATAGTTATTTACAAGTGCCGCTTTTACATCATTGTCATAATTCTTGCCATTAAAAATGGAATCAAAGAAAGAACGTATCTTTCCTGTCATTATTTCTTTGGATTTATCAAGGTCTTTATTTAATACTCTAACATTGTCAAGTATGCTACTACTTATCCCTGCAAAGGTGCTTGATACAGTTGTAATATCACCTGCGACTGCTCCAGAATAAATGCTAGTTTTTCTTATCTTTTCTAGGAAATCGAATAGTGATTTATAGTATTCTTGTATATCTTCAAGAGATCCAGATTCCGTTACTCCTTTTGCTAACTTTTCTAAGTCTTTACGCATGGAATCATCTAAACCTGTTCCCTTATCTGCTACTTTTGCCAATTCTACCTGTATTTGTGTTATTTTATCCGATGCTTCTGCATAAAGATCAAGCATGTTCTTGTTTGCTTCATCTACATCGGTTTGCCAAAACATAGAATTGTCCTTCTTGTCAGCGTTGTATTTATAATCTAGCACAAGCATATCATTAAGATATTTCTTGTGTATTGCTATCAGTCTGTCATATTCATCTTTCGCTTCATCTTCGGATATGTTTGCTTTTATTTCTATCTCAAAACCCTCATTATTCATCTCTTTAACAAGGGCATTCAACGCTTCCTTGATTTTCGGTTTGGATGTTTTTTTGTCTATTGTTACAGAAAGACGTTCTATCTCCGAAGTTCTTACTTTTCCTTTGTAATATTTGTTCTCAGCTTCTTTCTGCCTTTTGTTGTATTCATCTTGTATTTTTATTAATTCATTGAAAACGCCTAATGCTGCTGTAATAGCCATTAATGGGAATGAAGCCTTGAATGTTGCCCCGAATGCCTTTATTGCATTGCCTGCTTTGCCAAGACCTACTGAAAATAACCCAATCGCCCCATTTGCCACTCCTATTTTTTTAGCCCATACGGTGATGGCCATGGATGCGATTATCGGGGCAAACGCTTTCGCTATATTGACTACTGTTTCCCAATTGTCAATTAATACTTTTACGGTATCAATAGAACCTTTCAATGTATCTTCGTTAGCCTTACCGATTGAGTTAAGCATTACATCGATACTGTCCTTCAAGTTGGAAATTTTACCTTGTAAAGTTTCGGCTTGGATTTCTTGCATATTGTAGAACAATCCTCCGCTGTCAGTTAACCTTTTGAAGATATTCTCAATATCTTCAAAAGTTACTTTTCGTTTGGAAATCATATCCACTATTTGAGCAGTGGTATATGCTTCGCCTTTGACTTCTTCAAAATAGCGTTGCAACTCTCCATACAAGTTTATACCAGCTTCCGTAAACTGACGAACTTCCGTACCACGCAAATACGCTGCCGCTTTGACCTGCCCATAAGCAAGGATAAGTCTGCCCATATCAACACCTAAACCAGCAGATACATCGGCAAGTCGTTTTGTCGTGTCATATAACTTGTCGCTCTCAATACGGTATGCAGCAAGCTGTTTTGTGAATGTAACCAATTCCTTAATCTGGAATGGTGATTTTACAGCAAGTTGGACGGTCTTGTTGAATATCTGGTCCGCTTGTGCCTTATTCTGTAAAATAACTTCCAAGGAACGTTGCTGTAATTCAAATTCTCCACGTACATTTGCCAACTTGCTGATATAACCTTCAATCTGTGACACGGAGAACACCAAGGCAAGCTGACGGCTTAATTGCCCAGCCGTATCCATTAGGTTGCGATGACGTGTAGTAAGCTGCTGTGATTTAACTCCTGCTTCCGTCAACGCTTGGTTGTGTTTGGCGATGGCAGAATTTATTTGATTTAATGTAGCCTGATAGTTTTTGTCTGTTTTGTCAAGTTGCAACCTTGCTTCTTTTAGCAACTTGATTGCCGCTACATCGTCTTGCAGTGTTTTTGCATTGGCGGAGAAACTAAGAGTGTTGTTTATAGCAGATGTGCGTTGTGCTGGAGATTGTGCCGCATAATCAGCCATACTCTTCATTGCGCTTTCGTAACGCTGTTTTTGTTCTTCAACCTTTTTCATATAGGATTCCATGACATTTGTCATTTTCCTATAAGTGGTTTGCTGTTGTCTCAACTCTTCCGCATTTGCATTAGCTGCTATCTTGTTTTTTATATTGATGAACGACTGATACTCTTTTAGCTTTTCTTCGTACATAGCCTTTTCTTTAGAGAGAGCAGACTTGTCGCTATCAGAAAGAGAGGTGTTATTTTTTAGTTGAGACTTTATTTGACTGACGGCTTCACGCATTTTAGCAACATTCTCAGGTGAAAATGTTTCAATAGAGAAATTAGAGAATTTAAGTTGGTTGAGTGTTTGCGCCATGCTGCTAATAGATGAAGACATACCTTCAACTCTCACGCTTGATTGTTGAGCAGAATCTCCTATATTGTCAAATACTTTTCCTGCCGTATTCAGCGCACTTATCTTGCTGGCTAACGAAGTGATAGCATTCTCTAACTTGCTTGTATCTACTACCACACTGCCAAATCCGTTTTTCAATGCATCCGCAGCCGTATGTGCGTGCTTCTCTATCTTCTCCAGCTTCTCATCGAAACTATCCAACTTCTTTAATACATCGGGTGTTATGTCGAGGAATGCCCCTGCTTCGTTATTTGCCATATCGTTATCCTTTATTGATTATTGGTAATCCCAAATCATTCAAATTCTTCAAATCGTCAACCGAACCTATCTTGCTGATCTTCTTCTTTTTCTTGTCCTTGTTTCCGTATTCTACATGGGAAAAATCAAACGAGCTTAACCGGACCTGCCCAACCGTCATTCCCCATAAATATTCTTCACGAGAGCACCAAGTGTTGGAGCGCAGAAAATCAATCATCTGCCCCCATTCGGTACGAGATATTATCAGCTTTGTTCCGTTTTCTTCATCTTCCTCGCCAGTGTCATCTCCCTCACGGTCTGAATCACATTGATACTCTCGAAAAAAAAATCCGTGCTTATGAGGTTAAGGATTTCACCGAGCAATAATGCCCAGTCCTTTATGTCGTAATCTCTCCACATCAAAAGGTCAAAGACCTTGTGATAGTCATCTGATAGTTCTTTTTTCTCATAATCAGAGAATATCCTGTCCTTGTCATTGAGAAGTGCAAGCGTTATTACATGTGCCACTGCTGGTAGATTTACTGCAAACTCCTTGATAACATCTCCCATGCTCAGTTTCTCTCCTTTGACAATCCGGCACGCTTGTTCCGCAATGAGCCATTGGACACCGGGCTTTAATCCTGTGATACACCATTCCGTACCGTGGAGTTTCATAATGCTTGGGCTGTCATTCATTATCCTTGCCAAACGTTCCATTGATTCATTGGATACAGGAGTATGAGCTGTTACAGCGTCTTTCTTTGGTTGTGTATCTTTTTTCTTTGCTCTATATACTGCCATGATTATAAGCATGAAGGGCGGCGGCATATCCAGCCTACCGCCCTGTAAAACAATCTTCTTATCTATTATGGGTTATCCTGCCGATGGTAGGGTATAAGCGGAATCCACATAAAACGGAGTTCTGATAGTCTTTGCTCCATCGGCGACATTTGCATCATACGCTGTTCCTGCAAGACTGATACGTCCAATATTGGAGTTTAATGATTCAAGCATTAGCTTGGAATTAAGTTGTAATTTTGGAACCACAAATGCTGTCATCGTTTCCCCTTCCTCAAACACTACGTCAATCTTTGCATACAATTTCTTGTATTGAGCAGGAGCAAAGTATTTGGTAGAAACAGTAGTTCCAGCCGTAAATCCCATGAGAGCGATTAGCAGATCTTTTTGTGTATCTGCGACCTCAGCTGTAAATTGGTATTTGCCGAGTTTCACGATGGAAAGAATAGGACTGTCGGAAGTTTCACACTCGATGTCGTTTACATCATTATCGTCTTGAGCGATTGAAGTGGTATCTTCAACTACATCTTCAAGAATGTAAGAGTCACCCTTTGGCACGTCGTTTTCTTCAGTACCAGTGAACAGAGTTGCCACGATGTAAGAAGGTTTGATAAATTTTTTGGCTGTTGCGCCAGTATTGTTTACTGCCATAATTAAAATGTGTTATCTTGTTAATAATCTGTTTATCTTATTGTTATCCCGATATTGTACACATTGCAATAGAAGTTTCCGGAATTTTTACTTTCTTTCCCTATCAGTTCACAGCTTGTTATGACGAAATGCTTGTCGTTGGATTGGTCAATTGCCGAGAATAGTGTTTTTTCCATGTCGAACAGTTTTTTTACTGGCTTTGATCCCAAACTGTCCGTGGACTTCGCATAGAGGAATATGTTGGCGGAACATTTCGCCTCTCCTCCGTAATCATTCACGCTAAGAACATCTACAACGATCATGTCCGTGCTGTCACTACTTATTGTCAGCGGTGTTTCATCAAAAGAGATTATTGATGAAATCTTTGCTTTTGTAAGTAACATGGATAGAAAATTCTCTATCATGCTGCCAGTTTTATATAAATCATTCATATATTGTCTTGTTTACCGTGACTGATAATGCCGAACTTCGCGTTCTTGAATTTCCGTGATAATGCCTTAACTTCATTACGTGCCACTGCTATCACTTCATATTTCTTCTTCACGTTACCTTCTGCATTTTGTAGTATTTCTCCGTAAGGCATGGCGGCTACAACTACCAAATCAATTCCCGGATGTGGCTTATATTTGGATTCCAAGTATTCAACCACTGCTTCATAACCGGTAATTTCCTCACCATACCATTTTTTCTTTATTCCGGGAGAGCTGGCGGTATATCCCTTTCTGGCAAGCTTTCCGTCAACATATACTCCCCAACCGTAACTATCTCTCAAATTGAGGCTTCGGTAGGTATAGGAAACTTTAGCCAGTTCCTTGGCCACTATCTTCTGTCCCTCGTTTGCGAGTAAATCAACAATACGGGTGATTGCACTTTGCTTGGTCTTTGCCATACTTAACCTACTTCACTCATTTTGATGTTAACTTTCACGCCACCAAGCTGGCTAATTTCCATTCCTATAACACGACCGTTAATGCCTATTCCGTAACTTTCCTTTGGACATCTAAACATATCTCCAATTTTTACAGGTGAAATGCTACTTTTTTTTAATGGGAAAAACACGTTATAGTCTGCCATGATAGTGCCGCCATTGAACATCTTGGAGGCTTGCTGTATATCGCATTCGGTTTCAAGAAGGATGGTTTCTTCCAAAGTTTCCGTATTCCCTTCGTTTTTCTCAGTTATTTTCGCATTGAGAGAACCATCCGTATCTTCACCGCCTAGCAAATCACCGTCAAGCAATCCTCCGTTACCGAGAAGGTCTCCGTCCTCCGGCTTATTCGTTATCACGGTGTAGAATGTGCCATGAAACGGGTATTCTGCTATTGCTTTTCTTTTGAGACGCATAAGCTATACATCTAATGAATTTTCATTGACCCAACTCATACTACCAAAATCCATGTTTTCCAACGCTTCTTCTTCACCATACTTTTTGTACAGTGCTTTCAGACGGTCTTTTAAGTTTTGGATTATGGCAGCCGTTACCGTCTCACTACCTATGTCCTGTCTGTAACTGCCATGTTGGAGTGATGATGAAGCCACAGACCACGGACCGTTAATGACAAGCTCGTACAGTGCGATAAGGCAATGGTCTTTAGTGCATTCATCTATTTCGGAACGGTCTGAAATAAACATCAAACCGTTTTCGTATGCGATATTTTCAAGCGCATCATCTTCAAAGACAAATCTCGTAAGCCCATTGAGGTATGCTATCGGGTCAAATGATTTTTCCATAACTGCTACTGCTGCAATGTGTTGTACATTAATCGTCTGCCTGACTTGTGTCTACAATGACGTGATTGCGGAATGTTTTCAGTGCAGGACAAGCTGACATCATCACATCCGTATGCCATTCCTTATACAGCCCGTTGTTTGTCGTTGTATTCACAATCGTGCAAAGACCATCATTAGCCTGAGCAAAAATTTTAGTTATTACGCTTGAACCATACTTGTCAAACATCTGTTTGTCTAAGTTATTGGTGTATTCAAACTCACAAGCATATCCGGCAGGACGGAGAACTGCAATCTTATCATCCCAACCTTGCACGAATGTGTCTCCAGTATTGGTAAGATTACGCTCACGCTCTTCTACAATTTCAATTGGAGATACACCGGGATAATCACGGAAAGCTGCTAAGAACAACTCACGTGTAGTAGGCGCAGTAGCGGTTGTTGCGATGTAAGCTAAAGGATTTTTCTTGAAACTTTCAATCAATTCCTTAACTTCGGCATTTTGCAACATTACTTCGTAAAACATCTTGCGTGTAACCTGCCATACCATTGCACCTTCATATCCCCATTTTTCACGATATTTTTTCTCTTTTTCCGCCATTTGGCTCAGAATCTTGCATTCAGCGTCAGTCCACACCTTAGTTCCTGCTTTAGTGAAATTTTCATCCGGAATGTCTGCTTTGTGCAACGGAATTTGAATACCACGTGCGATATTGCGGTAGTCAATATTACCTTTAGACATTAACTGTGCAGTCATGAAGTTCATGGTTGCGTCCGCACTATCAAGCTGTGACTGTAATGTATGTACCCAAGCGACTACCAAATCGGTATCGTTTCCAAACAACTCAAACTGTTGTTCTTTTGCTTCACGTTCCATAGCTGTTTCAACGAAACCGGGAGCGATAAAATCAGGAATGGATGCGGTGTACCAGTACAGGCCGTCCTTATCCATTTGATTACTGTCACCAAGAGGTGCACGCAAATCCATCAAAGGAGCGGCTTTCAAGTCACGTCCTTTCACAGAAAAAGTAGCAATGCCATTAGGGGCGGTAGGTGTGGGAGCACCAGCTTTTACACCTTGAGTCTTGTACCAACCATAATTAGTGTATAGCAGACCTTCTGTATTGACAAAGGATTGCAAGAAACGTTGATTGGTCTTGTCAGAAAAGAATCTTGCATATCTGCTGTTATTAAAATCAAATTTAGGCATAGTCTCGTCAATTTTAAATGTTAAACCAACCCTTAACCTTGCTCTTGTTCAAAGCTTTTAATGCAGCCGAAAGAGGTTGCATACGGTCTTCGTAGAGGAATACATCTCCTAATGCCAATGCAGGAGTGATAAGGTATCTTGCACCATCGAAATCATCTTCGGATGTAGCCGGGTCAAAAACAAAATCAAAGTCGCAGGGAAGGTATGAGTTAGGATTAGTGACCATAGCTTCTTTACCAGAGCCTGCTTCTTTCGCTTCAACAAGAACAGATGAAGTTGTTAATGATCCGAGGGTTGCGCTCAATGTAACTTTCCAAACATCGCCAGCCGATCCGTTAGTCGCTTTTTCAACGGCTGTAACTGTTACCGCTGTGCCTTTGTCTGTCAATGTAGAAGGTGCTACCATGAGGGCATCTCCTACAAATGGGATAAGAGAATATCCGTCTCTTATCAGGTAAATAACTGTGTCTGTAGCTTCAGTTGTAGCTTCTGCAACCGCATACGATTTTAGGATACGTATTTCGCTTCCATTAGAACCATTGCTGGGAATATATTCAGCGAGCGTTCCGGCAAAAGCTCTTGCATTACCTTTGAATGGGTTTTTAACAATTCCACCACTGGTAGGAAATACAAGTGCGTCCTTCCCGCTCATCTGTAACTTCACGAAGACATAGCGATGACCACCAATGCTTCCGCGAGCCTGAACCAATGCTCTACCGGGAAGGTAGCCACTGTTCAATAGAATTTGCTGATAGAAATCTGACATTTTCTTTTTGGTTTAAATGATTATTATTTTTCTTCTCTGTGCGACTGCTTCTTTACGACAGCAGCCACATCGGCAAAGTCATCGGTCTTTTCCTTACCGCCTCCCGTGCCGCCCGGAGTGATGTCGGGTGGAGTGTTAGCATTAAACTTATTGTAGCTCTTGACCAGTCTTTCTGTGAGAGCATCAACATCTGTTTCAGAATCAATGTGAATCAATTCGAGTTGGTCGTTAATCCAATCCTCGTTCTTGACCTCTTTCCCTTTTAAGGCTAATTTGAGTTGATTGCGTTTGTCTGAGATAGCTTTTACCTTTTTCTCTTCCTCACGCTCTGATTTCAAATCTTGGAGTTCTTTGAGCAACTTATCCAGTTTGCTTTCGTCTCCTTTGTCATCCTTGTTATCACTTCTATCGTCCTTGTTCGGATGATTCTTTTCCCACTCTTTTATAAATTTTGAGTTGTCATTTCGTATGTTGTTATCGTCCTCTTGTAAGTCATCCAAGTAGTCGGCAACAACATCATCCAGTTCCAACTCGTCCTTATCACTCGCTTTCTCCAACCGCTTGTAGATTCTTTCTACTTTGCCGTTGAAACTTCTCTCACTCATAGCTAAGTTTTTCTTGCCGTTGTTGGTGAGTTTCACTTTCAGTGCTTCTGAAAATTGCTCTTTCGTAAACTTCATACACTATATGTTTTATAATGATTATATGCGAAAGTAATGCTTTAATAAAAAGGTATAACTATAAAAAAATCACTGTATTTATCACTATGATAAATAGACATTGGTTTAAGTATATATTACCTTATTATTAAGAGGTATTTTTGCTTTTGATGAAAGAGCAAGAAGTACATAGAGAAGTCGTAATCAAGCCGCAAGAAGGATTCCAAATGCAGTTTGCGTCATCGTGTGTGGATGTAAACTTTGGAGGTGCGGGATTAGGAACAGGTAAAGCGCTGTTGCTAAATGAATTAGTGTGTACTCCGAATGGATTTAAGAAGGTTTCAGAAATAAAGGTAGGAGACAAAATAACCAATCCTTGTAGTGGGAAAACAGAAACCGTTATTATTGTGCATCCAATAGAGAAACACCCGTATTATAGGATAACTTTTAATGACGGTACGCATTGCGATTGTTCTTCTGGACATTTGTGGACAGTAAAAAGGAACGGATACCAAAATAGATCTTGGAGAATACTTTCTGCGGAGGACTTGTTCGTATCATATAATAGCACAAAAAAGAGATTTAGTATTCCTTTTACAGAGCCTGTAATTTTTAGAAGTAATCAAAGATTGCCTATCCCATCTTATGTGATGGGGGCATTGCTTGGTAATGGATGTATGTCTGATTCTTCCATAAAAAATTATATGGTAAGCCTTACTTCAAGAGATTATGAGATAGAAAAAAGATTTGTTAAAAGATGGTTTGATATGAGCCATAAAAAGAGGCAGCCGGGATGCTATAATTATAACATATATGGTAAAGATATTATAGATAAAATAAAAAGTCTCGGACTGTCTTGCCATAAAGCACACAATAAGTTTGTCCCAGATATGTATAAGTATGCAAGCATTCAAAATAGGAAAGAACTTATACAAGGTCTTATTGACACAGATGGATATGTTGATCCGGATGGTAGTATGTATTACTATTCAATCAGCAAGCAACTTGCAGAAGATGTTGCTTTTATTGTTCGATCATTGGGGATGTGGGCATCAATAAATAGCAAACCGTGTACTACGGCAAATAAGTGTGGCAATAAAAGGAATTTAACAGGGAATACACTTTATACAGTTACTATATCCGGATATGGAGATAGTATGAAAGACCTTGTTACAGTAAAAAGGAAAAGAGATAGATTAAAAGATAATAAGTTTTACACTCACAGAACAATTAAAAGTGTAGAGTATTTAGGAGTAAGAGAGGGGCGATGTATTACTGTGGATAAGCCTTCTGGCTTGTTTATCACTAATGATTTTATTGTTACTCACAACTCTTTTGCCCTTGTTCTTGCGCTTGCTGAGCCGTTAATGACAGACCCAGATTTCCGTGCGGTTATTACACGTAGGTCTTTGCAGTCGCAAAAAAGTGGTGGAGGTTTCGTTGATACATTCAAATCTATTTTCGGCGACTACTGTTCTGTAAAGACAGCAGATAGCCCACGTATCACATTCCCAAGTGGTGCATATTGCGACTTGACATATATAGATGATACCAATCTTGACAAAATGCGCGAACAATGGAAAGGTAAACAGATTGATGCGATATGTATTGACGAAATTACCGAAATGTCTTGGGAAGCGTTCAGCTATGTACAGACCCGTAACCGTGGGCGTTCAAAAACATTTACAGGAAAGTTCTTTGCTACCCTTAACCCGAAACGTAGCCATTGGACGAGAAAGTTCTTGGATTGGTACATTGGGGTTGACGGTTTTATTATGCCGGATAGAAACGGGAAAGTGAGATACTTCTATGTGAACGGTTCTACCGTTGATGATGTGGTTTGGGGGGATTCAAAAGAAGAAGTTTATGCCAAATGCAAAATAGACATTGATAGGAAATTAGCACGTATTGGTGGTGATTTTACCTATCATAATATGATTAAGTCTTTCGTGTTCTATCAAGGACATTTATCTGAGAATAAGACTATGACCGACAACAATCCGAATTACATAGGCTCTGTTGCCGCTTCGGGTGGTAAAATGGCGCAAGCTCTGTTTGAGGGAAACTTCAATGTTGACCCCGAAGAAGACGAAAAGATACCCATATCGTCCACTTCCGCACAAGGCGTATTCAACAACAACCCAGCCGTGAACGGTGACAAATGGATTACCGTGGATTTGGCGGATTATGGTACAGACAACCTTGTTGCACTTGCATGGGATGGATTTCACGCATACGACATTCTCATTCTTAGCAAGTCCACTCCGAGAGAAAACGCTATGGCAGTGAAGACATTTGCATTTGAGCATGGAACAGCCGAAAGCCATATCATTTTTGACGCGACTGCCGGACGGTATTTTAATGATTACATTCCCGATGCAGTACCTTATATCTCACTAAATAAACCTTTCGGGCTTTACCAACTTACCGCAATGACAGTAAAGGATATGTGCTATATCAGATTATGCAAGATGATCGAGGAAGGTAATCTAACCTTTGACGATAAACTTGCCGTACAGACATACACTCACCAGAACCTGAAATACAAAGTGACGGTTGAGAACGAGTTTATGGAAGAATGCTCTGTTGTACGGTTTGATGATATGCAGAGCGGAAAGAAACGGCTTTGGAACAAGAAGAAAATGAATCAGATGTTGGGGAAAGGCAGATCGATGGATTTGTTAGACCCATGCGCTATGAGAATGCTTCCGTGCGCTAACATTGAATACGGGAATGAGATTCAAGCAGGGTATTACAATCACGAAGAAGAAACCAAACAAGCGTTCCATGCACAGACAGAAGGAAGTATTTACGATGAACATTTATGGTATTAGGACATGATAAGCTATAACGACATAAAGGATATTCTCAATTCCCTTAAAACAGAAGGAATTGAAGCAAGGGTAAGAGATGTTGCCTATTTGGTAATGTGTGATTCTTTCGTAGATAAGGCTCTTGCCGCAAAGGTTGCTTACCAAGAAGATGAAAAGCCTTCAAACAAGGTGTTATCCATGCTTGCCGAGAAACTGAAACCTTTCGGCATCGGTGCTATCACTACCATATCTAAAGATGAGAACCGAGAAGCATTGCTGAAAGAAATATCGGAGATGAAACAGATTGCTGACGATGCGAAAACAAGTGGAGATTCAGACACTTTTATCAAAGCAAGTAAGGTCGTGTTGGATGCACGCGTGAAGCTGAACGATAAATTCAATATTGAAGAGGAAGAGGGGCAGAAGCGAATAATCGTTGTTCCGCAGAAGCACGACATTATCTGCAAATGGACTTCGAGAGAGTGTTCTGCAATGCCGAGCAAGGAAGCCTGTATGAAGTATTACAACCTAATTGATGCGGAAAAATGACACGGGAAGAGAAAAAAACATATCTATTGCGGAACGTAAATGCCTTGTTGCAGAAGAAACCGTTTTTCAGAGGAAGTGACACTTGCTCTACAAACGACTATTCCGACGGTCAGTCCGCAACCATTACCGAAACACGCACGGCAAGGCTTCCGAATGTAAAAAAGAATATCGTTTCGCAGGAAAAGTTTCTGAAAGAGCTTGACCCGATGAGCCATGAGGTATTATTTGATCAAAACTTGCCGAGCATTTGCGTCAAGTTAGAAGATGGAGGATATCAGGAAATCAAGTTCCAGCGCACGGCATTAGCTTTCCAAGAACAGATACTGGCGAGCCACGTAATCTACCTTTGCGGGAATCCCTGTACATTGTCTTTGAGAGGTGGCACTCCTTCCGAGAAAGATAAAGCCAACTATTCCACAATCAAGGAGTATTGGGTAGACAGGAATATGGATGGATGGCGTACAAAAGCAGTCCGTTCGCAACTTGCAACAGGCGATGCAGGACTTCTGTTTTATTATGACTATAAAGGACGTATCAAGTGCCGCCTGATAAGTTATGAAGATGGTTACGTAATCATATCACACAATGACAACAACGGTGACAGGCTTCTTGAAAGTGTCTATTATGCCGATGCGGACGGTGTGGAATACATTGACAGTTACGATGATACCTACATGTACCGTATGCACACACCGATAGACGGTGAAGAAGCAGGCGATGACGGTTTTGTAAGAGAACGTCCTATATTGCACGGTTTCAGCGAGATACCATTGTGTACCAAACGCGGTAATGTGGCGTGGAACAACGGCCAGAGCCTTATCGAGATTTACGAAATTATCTACAACATCTTCTTTGTCATTCAGAAACGGAACGGCTGGGGCATTCTGTATATCAAAGGCAATTTGTCAGAAACGACAAAGAAACTTGCCGGGAGTATCATTTTGCAGGACAAGTCTATGGACGGGAACGGAAGTGCGGAGTTCAAAGCACCGCCCAGTCCGCAAGGTATGCTTGACAGTCTGCAAGATTTGTTCGAGAAGATACAGATAAATACATCCTGCACTTTCCTTTTGCCGAAAGATGTAAAGTCAAGTGGTGACATAAGCGCACTGGCTATCACGCTTACCCGTGACCTGGACTTGAAGAACGCCCAACAGGGTGTTATCGAGTGGCAGAATTTCGCCGACAAGATGATGCGCCTGTTCAAGGAAGGGCTTGCAAAGGAGCTTGTGAACAAAGGAGAAAATTCCAATGCCGTTACCGAGTTTAAGAAACTCCGTGTAAGCTGCAAGTTCAAGATTTGGCAGCCGTTCAGCGCAACGGAGTATAATAACATACTTATCTCAATGAAGCAAGCCGGCATTCTTTCCACAAAAACAGCCATTGAGAAAAACACCGAATCCGTTCCCGATGAAGAACAACGTATAGCAAAGGAGAAGGAAGAGGCTCAAAAGCTGTTGGAGAAACAGCAAAAAAAGGACAAAGGAGTTACGGAACAAATTGATGTGGTAAAAGAATAAATGGAAAAGGAAAGTCTGTACATTTTAAAGCTTGATACGCAAGGAAGTAAAGTAAAATTTCCGAATGCTGATATGCCTGCAAAATTAGGTGAGTACACCTATACGGCACAACGTATGGCAGGAACTCCCACACTGACCGCTACACTGAACTATCCTTCATGCTTAGACGAACTATGGACAGGAGAAGAGTTTGTTGAGTTTAGGGGGGAAAAATATTATATTGACCAAGTGCCTACATCCTCAAAGGACAACAAGAGTATCATGTACAAGCATGAGCTTCAATTCGTTTCAGAACGTATCGTGCTGGAAAACGTATATTTCATGGACGTGGTGACAGCCGGGGAAGACACGTATCACTCCAATTCCACTTCCGTCAAGTTCATGGGGGATATAAACGAGTTTGTTGGTCGCCTTAACGCTTCAATGGCAAAATCGGGTATCGGATATTCGATAGTGATTGATGAAGATATTACTTCTGAAAGCAAACTTGTTTCTCTTGACAGCGTATACCTTGCAGAAGCGTTACAGTCCATATATACCATATACGAACTTCCTTATTACTTTGTAGGTAAGGTTTGTCACATAGGATATACAGAGAATGTAATTTCTACTCCTTTCGAGTACAAGAAAGGGCTTGTATCAATAAAAAAGACAAACGCCAATTATAAGACCGTCAATCGCGTTACTGGTGTTGGTAGCTCTGACAACATACCTTTCTACTATCCGAATGATGATGAAAAAGGTACTATAGAACGCACGCAAAACCTTATGCCTTCCATTTATAGACAAACAAATGGAGCGGAAAGATTCTACAATGCACTTAACGATACGTATAAAATACCCGGTACAAATGATTACTATTTTTTCAAAAATACATATTCTTCTAAGAAAGTAAAAGAGATAAAGGTAGATTTTAGCGATATAAAGCCTACCATAGAAAATGTAACAAACGCTTCGGGACAGTTATTTGGTGAGATTGCGGATATTGCTTTTGATGATAACGATAGTGACGAACTCGGAACAGGAGAAGGGAATAATATATTCAATGGCACGGATGAGTATGTACATTCTTATTTCTACATAAAATTACATATATATAATGGGGATTACGGTTTTAACCTGTTCGAACAAGGTTTGGAAGGTGGTACGGCTGTAATCAATATGACTACGGGTAATTGTGCTGCTTGCGAGTTTGAAATAGGAGTTACCTATAAGGACAATGAGCCGGGAAGGGCATTCAATCCTGTATTGGTGGATTCTTCCGGGAACTTACCAGCAGGAGATTTTGAACAGAAGGTTACTTCACAAACATCCCAATATATAGAAAGCCAACAAAACACTTCTACAAATGAGGTTTGGATTGCGGTAAAAAAGGACAATACTACTTTCGGGGTTGTTATGCCTAATGCCACAAATAACTATAAACCTTCTGTTGGGGATAAGTTTGTGATTACAGGTATTAAAATGCCGAAATCTCTTGTGCTTGCCGCCGAGAAGAGATTAGATGAGGCGTTGATAAAGTATATGTCTGAAAACAACGATGAGAAGTTCTCTTTTTCCGTAAGTTTCTCACGTGTCTTCCTTGCAGAAAACAGTATGTTAGCTGGTCTGTTGAATGAGAACTCGCGTATATACATAAAGTATAATGATAAGGAATACTTCATGTATGTGAACTCATTTACTTGTAAGGCGGATAAAAATTGCCTGTATGATATATCCGTGGAGCTAACAGATAAGTTGTCCGCCAATGTTTCCGCTTTGAGAAGTACGATTACAGAGATAGCCGGGGATATCATAGGTGAGAGGATGGGTGCCTCTCTCAACGTGTCAGATATTCTTGGCAGAATATCCCGTTATTTTATCTCAAAGATAAATAGCGACACCTCCAACGGTCTGATCACTTTTTTGAAAGGCGCCAAGTTCGGTGATTTCATCGACTCCATGATTGCCGGTAAGGGTGCCGGTATCTATCCTGACGGGCGCGGCCAGTTCGAGCGTCTTGAGGTGCGCGGTTCCGCAGTGTTCAAGGAGGTCATCTATAACCGCCTGAACGCACAAGAGGGCGATACGTCTTACTCCGAGAACGGGGTCATTGAGTCCGTGACTTTGGAGAGCGACGGAACCTATACCCTGAAATTGCGCAAGCGTTGGGAGAATGACTTCACCGCATTCCAGGAGGGGGATATAGTGTACGGGATTGTAAACAACCTCTTTTCTACGGGGGAGTATTACACTTCATGGGTACGTGTGCTGTCGAAGAACATAGCGGCCAACTCCATCTCGGTACTGGTGTATCCGGACAGCGAGGTTCCGGGAGGCCAGAACTATCCCCCTACTGAGCTGATGATTATCACGCGCAGGGGCAATGCCATCAATGAGGACAGGCAAAGCTACTGGTATTTGTCCGCCACCACGGACAAGTGCCTGGTATGGCTGGAAGGAGTAACGAAACCTGTCCTGGAACAGAACAACTACTACATGATATTGGGACGTTTGCCCAATCTGGATTTGTTTGACAATCTCCCCATCAACTATAAGCACTCGTACATATTCGCCCGTGCCGGCATCTTCGGTGAACTTTA